AAACTGGAACCTTTTATTGACTGTTCATATCAGGAATTGGCGGATTATGTTTCGGCATATGATCAAAAAATGAGCATGAAGCGTGAGAACATCGCTGACCGTGGTATCTGGACTGCGAAGAAGCGTTACATTCTCAACGTATGGGACAGCGAAGGTGTTAGATATAAAGAACCAAAGATGAAGATTATGGGTCTGGAGACTGCCCGTTCATCTACTCCAGCATATTTTCGGGATAAATTGTATGCAGCATTTAAGATTATTATCGGCAAGTCAAATGATGAGCTTATCGATTTCATCAATGACGTGCGAGCAGAAACGAGACTGCGACCTTATGAGGAAGTTGCTTTCCCTAGAGGAGTCAATAATCTCGCAAAATATCGTCACCCAACTGAGATCTACCAAAAAGGAACACCCATCCATGTGCGAGGTGCTTTGCTGTACAACCACTATGTCAAAAAGCACAAGGTAGAAAATAAGCATCAGCTTATTCAAGAGGGTGAGAAGATTAAGTTTATGTATCTTAAAACACCAAATCCAATACGGGAAAACGTCATCTCTTTTATCCAAGAGTTCCCTAGAGAGTTGGGTTTGAAGCAATACGTCGATTATGACTTGCAATTTGATAAAGGATTTTTTGATCCCTTGAAAGTTATCTTGGATGCTATTGGGTGGAAGGCGGAACAACAAGTATCATTGGAGGACTTTTTCTCATGAACGACCAGTACACTATCGACGATGGTGAATCCAAACAAGATAAATGGAATCGGGGACTAGACATCTTTATTGAGTCTGTGATTGAACCAGACCCAACTCTGAGAGCATGTGCTCACAATCAAAAATGCTATCACGAATTGATGGATGTACGTGAAAACGTGCTACAATACCTAAAGACTTTACGTTGGAATTGATTTATGGATTTTTTGAAGGACATTGTAAAAGAGATTGGAGATGACTATACCAAACTCGCCGCAGACATCGACGACACGGAGCAATATGTTGACACGGGTTCGTACATTTTTAACGGACTTGTTTCAGGGAGTATATTTGGTGGTGTATCTGGGAATAAGATTACTGCCATTGCTGGTGAGTCTAGTACTGGAAAAACTTTTTTCTCTCTTGCTGTCGTCAAGAACTTCCTTGATGCTAACCCTGATGGTTATTGTCTATATTTTGACACTGAAGCCGCTGTTAACAAGAGTCTTATCGCAAGTCGTGGGATAGACTTAGATCGTCTGGTTGTTGTAAATGTTGTTACAATTGAAGAGTTTAGGACTAAAGCACTGAAGGCAGTAGATATATACCTTAAGAAACCAGAAGACGAACGCAAACCCTGTATGTTTGTGTTAGACTCTCTGGGTATGCTTTCCACAGAGAAGGAGATCACTGACGCACTAAACGACAAACAAGTTCGTGACATGACCAAATCCCAACTGGTCAAAGGTGCATTTAGAATGTTGACTCTGAAACTTGGTCAGGCAAACATCCCACTAATCGTTACCAACCACACCTACGATGTCATCGGATCATACGTTCCCACCAAAGAAATGGGCGGAGGCAGCGGTCTCAAATATGCTGCGTCTACGATCATTTATCTCAGCAAAAAGAAAGAAAAGGATGGAACAGAAGTCGTTGGCAATCTTATTAAAGCTAAGACAGCAAAGTCGCGTTTAAGTAAGGAGAACAAGGATGTTACGATACGTCTTTATTACGATGAGCGTGGTCTTGATCGATATTATGGTCTTCTTGAACTCGGTGAACTCGGTGGTCTCTGGAAGAACGTGGCAGGTCGTTATGAGATAGACGGTAAGAAAGTCTATGCCAAGGCAATCCTCAAAGATCCAGAAGTATACTTCACTCCAGAAGTGATGGAAAAACTAGATGCTATTGCTAAGGAGGAGTTTAGTTACGGTTCATGATTAAAGTTATAAAAACTGGAATCAACGTAAACAAAGTCATAGACCAACTTAAAAAATATCCACAGGACTGGGACCATCAGAAGAATCTGAAGGACTCCCAGTCCTTAGTTGATAGGGGATTTGCAGACTTGCCAGTTAGCGCACTTCAACTTATAATAGGTGGTGTCAAACACAAAGACGACTTTGTGGGAGACTCTGAGATCAACATCAAAACCCCTGCCTACGCACATCACAGTGAGATCAGAAAGATCATACGCAAACAGTTTAAGAATGCGGATATTCATCGGTGCGGTTTTCTTTCACTTCCTGTAGATGAGATTGTAGGAGCACATATTGATGAGGGAACTTATTACCTGAGCAGAAACAGGTATCATCTTTCTATACTTGGAAGGTATCAATATTTCTGCGGCAAAGAAACTGTCATCGTAGAACCAGGAACTCTTCTTTGGTTTAACAATAAACTACCTCACGGCACTGTTAACATCGGTGACGAGACCCGCATCACATTTGTATTTGATATTCCGCATGGACAAAGTTGAGATCCTAATTTTGAGAAATCTTCTCTATAATGAGGAGTATCTTCGTAAGGTAATTCCTTTTATCAAATCGGATTACTACGAAGATTCAAACCAGAGGATTGTGTTTGAGGAGATTGAAAAGTTTGTTCATGAATACAATCAACCAGCAACTAAGGAAGTTCTTTGTATTGAGGTAGAGAAACGTCAGGATATTAACGATACTACATTTACTGAGATTACAAAACTGATTAGTTATTTGGAAGATGTTCCAACTGATTATGAATGGTTATGTGATACTACAGAGAAGTGGTGTAGAGATCGTGCCATTTATCTGGCACTGATGGAATCCATCGCACTTGCAGATGGAAAGGATAAAGATAAAGATAGGGGTGCTATCCCCAGCATTCTGTCAAATGCTTTGGCAGTTTCCTTTGATACACATATCGGTCACGACTACTTGATTGATTATGAAGAAAGATACCAAGCGTACCACCGTAAAGAAGACCTTATTCCGTTCGACCTTGAGTATTTCAACAAGATTACGAAAGGTGGTCTCCCGAATAAGACACTTAACATTGCTCTTGCTGGCACTGGTGTCGGTAAAAGTTTGTTTATGTGCCATGTGGCATCTTCCGCCCTCTTGGGAGGGAAAAACGTACTATACATCACGCTTGAAATGGCTGAGGAGAAAATTGCAGAGCGAATTGATGCTAATCTCCTCAATGTCCCTATTCAGGAGATAACAGAACTTCCCAAAGTAATGTTTGAGGATAAGGTGACAAAACTTGCAAACAGAACTCAAGGATCCCTAATTATTAAAGAGTATCCAACAGCATCTGCACATGCAGGACACTTTAGGTCACTTCTTAATGAACTTGCACTTAAGAAGTCATTTAGACCTGATATTATTTTCATTGATTACCTTAATATATGTGCTTCCGAACGGTATCGCGCAGGCAGCAATGTCAATTCATATACAGTTGTCAAGGCTATTGCTGAAGAACTTAGAGGATTGGCTTGCGAAGCAAACGTCCCTATCGTTTCTGCCACGCAGACCACTCGTTCTGGTTATGGTAGCAGTGACGTTGAGCTTACTGACACTAGTGAGTCCTTTGGTCTCCCTGCTACTGCTGATCTTATGTTTGCCCTTATTTCAACTGAAGATCTTGAGGGACTCGGGCAAATTATGGTGAAGCAGTTAAAGAATAGATATAATGATCCAACCATTCATAAACGTTTTGTGGTTGGTATTGATCGTGCCAAGATGCGTCTGTATGATTGTGAGCAGTCAGCACAAGATGACATTATTGACAGTGGTAAGGAAGAAGAGTATACTTATGAGGAAGCAAAACCAAAGAAATCATTTGAGGGATTCAAGTTTTGAACGGTTACTACTCTGTCTTTGATCCAGACGGTAAAAAGATCGCTGACTGTGGACAAGAAAGAGATGCAGTAAATCTCATTGGATCGAGAAATCGTACATGGGATGGACACTACTATCAGTTCAATCCTTTGCCTGGTGACATCATTGATGTTTCTCTCAATAACCAACTTCCACCCAATCAAAAATATATTGGGTGGAAAGATGTAACAGAAAAAGAGTTTGATGCAGAGTTTATTGCAGTTGGTGGACAAAAACTACCAACTCAACAAAAACTCCCTCAAAATTGCCAAGAACCATTTATTCCAAATTTACATGACTAAAGTTGATACTGAAAAATACGTTGAATTTGTAAAAGGAGTCACCAGTGAACCAAGTTTAGACTATGGTGCCATGGCATCCCGTCTTGCAGAACTTGAGGTAATTGGAACTAATACTTCTCAGTTGCTTACTGCTGCTCTTGGTCTCACTGCAGAGTCTGGTGAGTTTACTGAGGTTGTAAAGAAGATTGTTTTCCAGGGTAAACCCTATAATGAAGATAATGTTTTTCATATGAAACGTGAACTGGGTGATATCTGCTGGTATCTTGCTCAGGCATGTATGGCACTTGACACAACCTTTGATGAGGTGCTAGAAATGAATGTGGATAAATTGAAGGCACGTTATCCTGGTGGTGAGTTTGACGTTCACTATTCTGAAAATCGTAAGGAGGGAGACCTGTGAGTTGCGACATTAACATTGATCTAAAACTAAATATCCACGATGCAGCACTTGTTCGTGCATATTTGTTTCAGCATACCAAGCAAGATAGTTATGAATTTCCATCAGCAAGAACATCAACCATTCGTGATTTCATCCGACAACTGGATGATCAGATTGAAGCAAATCTTCCTGAAGATCACGATCACTGACCCTTCGGGGTTTTCGGGGTTATAGCTCAGTTGGTAGAGCGCCTGCTTTGCAAGCAGGATGTCAGGAGTTCGAGTCTCCTTAACTCCATAATAAATAAAACTAAAAAGTTATGGCATCTACAAGCCTAAATGAATCTTTAGCATGTGTTGCATTGGGATATGTTACATATAAGGATAATCATAGTCTTGAAGAT